GGCATGACGCTGATTCCGGTGCAGCCGATTCTGGGCATTATCGGTAACAGCTTCACGGTGCTGGCGCCGGGGTTGACCGGCGGAATCGCTCGGGAAAGTCTGGAGTCCCTGCGGTCCCGGGTGATTCGTTCTTACCGGATCATTCCTCACGGCGGATCGGCGCAAGACTACGAAACCTGGGCGCTCGAATGTCCGGGGGTGACCCGTGCCTGGTGTCGCGGCAGCTATCCCGGCCCCGGCGTTGTCAGTCTGTACATAATGCGTGACGACGATACGCAACCCGTCCCCAATCCCGAGCGACTGGCTGAAGTCCAGGCCTACATCGAACCTCTGCGCCCGGTCACCGCCGAATTGCGTGTGCTGCCACCGGTACAAGTGCCGGTGACCTACCGACTGAGCCTGAAGCCCGACACCACGGCCGTGCGCGCTGCCGTTGAGGCGCAACTGCGTGATCTGCATAACCGCGAAGGCGGCCTGGGCGACACCCTGCTGGTGAGTCATATCCGTGAAGCCATCAGCAGCGCGACCGGCGAAAGTGATCACGATCTCAAGTCACCTACCGCCGACGTCGGAGCCGAGAGCAACCAGTTGCTGACCTTCGGAGGTTGCGTATGGCAGTGATCAGAACCGCCGCGCAATACCAGGCCCAACTGCGCAGCCTGCTACCCAGCGGTCCCGCGTGGGACCCGGAGCGGGTCCCGGAACTCGAAGAAGTCCTTGAAGGCGTCGCCCAGGAACTGGCCCGCCTCGACGCTCGCGTCGCCGACCTGCTCAACGAAATGGACCCGGCTGGCGTCAGTGAACTGGTGCCGGACTGGGAGCGGGTGATGAACCTGCCCGACCCGTGCCTGGGCGCGACGCCACTGTTCGACGACCGCCGCCTCGCCGTACGCCGGCGACTGCTCGCTGTTGGCAGCCAAGCCATCAGCTACTACGTCGAGATCGCCAAGAGCCAGGGTTATCCGAACGCCACCATCACCGAGCTTGAAGTCCCGCGAATGGGACGGGCCCGGTTTGGCCAGGCGCACTTCGGAACATGGCAGGCGCATTTCATGTGGACGCTCAACACCGGTGGCCGCCTGCTGCTGGGCCGACGTTTCGGCGCCAGCTACTGGGGCGAACGCTTCGGCATGAACCCGGGCTCGGCCCTGGAATGCCAGATCCATCGCAGCGCGCCGGCGCATACCAAGGTGCACATCAATTATGACTAGGGGGTAGAGAGATGGATTATCCGAACAGTGTGCCCAGCGCCGGGTTGGTGAATGGGAAGTTTGTGGATGAAAACCCGTTGACCGGGACGCCGGGGTCGTTGATTCCGGCGGCTTGGGGCAATGGGGTGACGGAGGAAATAGTGAACGTCATCAAGGCGGGGGATTTGACGCCGGATGAGACGAATTACAAACAATTGCTGCAAGCCATTCAGAGCATTTCGGCCAAGGGCTGGAATCTGGATTCTGCGTTGCCGATTGGGTCGTTGCCGCCAGCTACTGTGGCGACGGCTGATGGGCGTTTGCCGGTGACTCCGAGCGCTCTGGCGACCATGGGAGGGAAGGTGTCGGTTCCGGCGGGGGTATTTATCAGTATCGGACAGGAAGTCGTTGCGGGGAAGTTGGGCCGACCTCGAACGTTTACGACTCAAGCGTGGAGCAGTACGGATCTGTTGCCGATGTCCAGTTATTTTCTTCGGGTCCAAGTGAACGGCGATGCACTGACTTTTTACATGCAGCGCGGTGCTTTGTATGACGCACAACCTGAGGGGCTGAAGGGTACCGTCAATGGCGCGGCAGGCGGTGGTTTCCAGTCCACGCCGCTGGATATGTGTATCGCATGGGTTGTGACCGCAGCCCCAGGCACGACGCCAGTGATACGACTGATCTACAACCGCAGCAGACTGTCCTGGACCCAGACCGTGAACGGAAATGGGGTGGTTTATCTACCGCTGGATCCCCAAGCCCGTGCTGCACGCCTTGTGGTGGGCAATCCGACTCCTCATCCAACGGCAATTACTGGCGTTTCTTTTGCGCCGGGGGGATGGGCGGGCGGCAACTACTCTTATTTATCGCCGATTAGCACGGGGGTTAGTAATTGGGATGGTTGGGCAACAGCTGGTGCATCGGCTTGTATTTTTACAAGTAACGTCGTTAACGATGCGACGGTCTCCACTCTGACCGCTAGCTTCGACCATTCGGAATTACGTTCGCTCTGGCAGACGTATCAAGCCGAGCATACGTTTAACTCAGGGATTGCTACCAGTGATGAGTTGCTTTTTTCTATGGGCATCAAGTTCTTCTCTCAACCTGACTATTCAAATGGTATAGCGGTCAACTTTTCTGCTGCGGTCAACGTTAACTTTTCCTGGGAGTTGATTCGATGAACGTTATTCAAGAGCTTCATCAATTTGAGGACGGACTTCGTGCTGCCCAACCTTCGCCAGCCCATGGTTGGGACGGTGAAAAATGGATAGTGGATGTTTCGGTAGCGGCGATGCTGGAGCAACAGGAAGCCGGGCGCCTGTGTGCGAAGGTCGATGCGGCCGCAGACAGCGCACGTAAAACCCTGGCCGGTGAGCCGCTTAAGGCCATGGAATACGCCCAAGCCGCCGCCGATGCCCAGGCCTTCATTGCTGAAGGCTATCCGAAAAAAGCGGTGCCGCTGTCGGTGTCCGCCTGGGTCGTCAAAGGTCGAACCGCCAGACAGGCGGCCGATCAGATCATTGCCAAAGCCGCTCAATTCAATGAAAGCCTGCTGACACTTCGAACCCTTCGGTTGAAAGCTAAAGAACAAATCAAAGTTCATATCGCCAAAGGCAAAACAGATCTCGCCAATCAGGTCAGTGATGAGGCGATTGCCGCAATCCGTAATGTGGTGAGCGACCTGGCTGGCTAGTTCATTCGAAATATCCGCTGTACCCAATGCCCACTCACCCGTGGGCGTTTTGTTTTTATTCAAACACGACCTGCTGCGCTGTTGTGCCAATAGCCATGCAGGGCTTTATTACAGGGAGCACAAACAATGGATTATCCAAAAAGCGTCCCCAGTGTCGGACTGGTCAATGGACGGTTTGTCGATGAAAACCCGGTGGTCGGTTCGCCTGGGTCGTTGATTCCGGCGGTGTGGGGCAATGCCGTTACGCAGGAGATTTTGAGTGTGGTGGCTGGCGCCGGGATGGCGCCGTTGGAGGCGGACACGGGGCAGTTGTTGAAGGCGATTCAGGCGCTTATCGGTGTGAGCAGTCCGATGCGTTCGGTGGTGACCCGGCTAGCGGCATCGAAGCTGCTGGCGCCGGAAGAGCTCGGTCTGGTGCTGATTGATGCAAACCCTGGGGCCACCACCGTTACCCTGCCAGTGGCCAACACCGGTTTGGGGATTCGTGATGTGATCGTGCGACGGGTGGATAACACTGGTAATCGGTTGGTCGTTCGCTGTTCGGACACAGATTCCATCAAGTTTCACACTCATCTGAGAGCGGGTGGCTATCCGTTTTTGGTGTTGATGGGGGCGGGCGATTGGTGGCATCTGCGAAGTGATGCCTCGGGTAATTGGTGGCCTGTTGGGCGGTATGACGGTACGACGCTGGGACGGGCAGTTTTTGAGACCTCTTCGACGGTGATGCCGGGTGGATATGGTGCGCTCAATGGATCTCTGTTCAATCGTACCGAGTGGCCGTGGGTTTGGGATCACGCGCAGGCGTCGGGGATGCTCACCACCGAAGCGTTGCGCGCGGGTAAGGAGGGTATGTGGACCTCGGGCGATGGCGCCACGACCTTCCGTAGCCCGGAGGCCCGTGGTGAGTTTGTGCGAGTTCTTGATGAGTCGCGTGCGGTAGATGCAAGCCGTGCGGCGGGTAGCTGGCAGGCCGGCCAAATCGAGTCTCACAACCACTCAACGCCGGGTGCCGGTTCCTTCGGCACACAGATGATGGGCGGCGGCTCCAACAACTACTCACTTTGGCAAGCCGGTGCTACCGGATTTTCCGGCGGATCAGAGACTCGCCCACGCAACATCGCCTATCCCGGCCGTATCAAACTTATCTGAGGTGTCCATGTTTAATTATCTGATTGATAACTCGGGCGCCTTGTCGGGACCGGTGGAGTTCTTCGTGACGCCGGGAATCGGTATTCAACTGCCCAGCAATGCCGTTGAACTTTCATTTGAATTGCCGCCTCCAGAACAGGGCCGTACTTGGGTACTGGTCAAAAATGTCCCGCGCGAAGTCATCGACCGGCGCGGTCTGGTGTATCGCAAAGAGGGCGGGGCTCAGCAGATCTGGAGTGAACTTGGGGAATTGCCTGACGCCTTTACCACGGTTCCATGGCCGGGTGAGTTTTATGTCTGGCGTGATAACACCTGGGAGTTGGACGACCAGGCACGGTTGGCGGATGTCAGGAATCAGGTGTTCACCAAACGAGACGCGCTACTTCGTGACGCAGTCCTGCGTATAGCCCCGCTTCAATACGCCGAAGATATCGGCGACGCCACTCACGATGAGCAACTGGCATTGATGGAATGGAAACTCTACAGCGTTGAGTTAAATCGCATTGAACGGCAAGCAACCTTTCCTGCAGAGATCGACTGGCCTCAGGTTCCAGGCTCGTAACTGCATGGCCTGTGTTTATGCCCTTCAACTTGAGTAGATCAAATGGACTATCCAAAAAGCGTCCCCAGTGCAGGACTGGTCAACGGTAGATTTGCCGATGAAAATCCGATAGCAGGAACTCCCGGCTCCCTGATTCCAGCCAGCTGGGGCAATAGCGTCACCCAGGAAATTCTCAACGCCATCACCGCCGCGGGGCTGATGCCTTCCGAGAATCAAACTGATCAACTGAGCCTGGCTATTAAAGAGTTGGCCAAACTCGACCCGCAACAGAATTTTCCGGTGCAGGTTTATCGCAAGAACCTGATGATTAACGGCAACTTCGATATCTGGCAGCGCGGTACGGTCAACTTGGGGCCTTACACCGGTGCCTATATCGCTGACCGTTTTCGTTGCGACTGGAACGGGAACGCCGGGGTGAATATTTCCCGGCAGAACTTCGTATTAGGTCAGGTCGACGTACCCAATGAGCCCCGTTACTTTTTGCGTTGGCAACAAATCACCGCGGGCATTGGCGCCAGCGTGCATAAAATTTCCCAGGCTATCGAGTCGGTCAGGACCTTGGCGGGGAAAACCGCGACGCTGACGTTCTGGGCCAAGGCTGACACGGCGCGTCAGATCAATGTGACTATCGCGCAGTATTTCGGAGCGGGCGGTAGTGTGGATACCGTGACGCCGGTTGGCAGCTTTCAACTCAAAACTTCCTGGACCCGATACAGCGCGACGATTCAAATACCGTCCCTGGCAGGCAAAACGTTGGGAAGTAGCGGCAATGACTTTCTGCGGCTCTCCTTCGACCTGCCTTTGAATGTTTTGCAGGTGATAGACCTGGCACAGATCCAGTTGGAAGAGGGGAGGGTATCGACGCCGTTCGAACTCCGTAGTCCTGGCGATGAGTTGATGTTGTGCCAGCGTTATTACGAAAAAACCTATAGCCAGGATCTGCCGCCCGGAAGCATGACAGGTCCCTACGGTGCACTGTTATCCACAGTGAAACAGGGGCAAACGAGCTTTGCCTCACAGCCCTTGGCTCAGTGGACCTTCAAGGTTGAGAAGAGAGCTATTCCAAGTCTCAGTTTATTTACCACTACTTCGAAGGGGGTCGCTGGGCAATGGCGTTCGGGGAGCGATGAAGTTTCATCGGCTAATGCTCGACCTCTTGGGGTGTCGACTCGCGGCATCTGGGTAGATAACTCCGATATCGGGTTGGTTACCCAGACTTATTACATTCACGCCACCGCCGATGCCGAGCTTTAAGGAGGTTTTTCCTATGCACTATCAACTTACTAAAGACCCGGCCACTGTCATTCGTCTGCCTGACGGAGCAACCGTGCCTCGGCATCACCGTTTCTGGGATGAATACCAGCAATGGCTGGCGAGTGGTGGCGTGCCATTGCTCGCCATGCTGGAAGACGATCCAGAGGCAGAACCTGAGCCAGACACAGTTGCCCGAGCCTGGCGGAACCAGGAACTAGCCGCCAGCCAATGGCTGGTCGACCGTGATCGCGATGAGCAAGCTGCCGGCACTCCGTTGACTTTGAACAGCGATCAATATCATGAACTGTTGGATTACCGGCAGGAGCTGCGCGACTGGCCCTCGCTTGTCAGCTTTCCAAAAGATGCCAGCAGACCCTTGGCGCCGGTCTGGTTAAAGACAACGGCCAATGGAACATGACTCATGTCTCTCACTTCAGCGCAGTTGCAACACCTATTCCCTGATGCCCGCTCTCAAGCGGGCGTTTTCATTTTCGCCCTCAACACCGCAATGGCCCGCCACAACATCAATACCCCCAAACGCATCGCCGCTTTCCTCGCCCAAGTCGGCCATGAATCCGGACAATTGCAGTACGTGCGTGAAGTGGGCAATGACCAATACCTGAGCAAATATGACACTGGCACCCTGTCGGCTCGTTTGGGCAACACTCCGGAGGCTGACGGTGACGGCCAGAAGTACCGCGGCCGTGGCCTGATCCAGATCACCGGGCGCAACAACTACCGTCAATGCAGCCTCGGCTTGTTCGGCGATGAACGTCTGCTGTCTCTGCCTGAACTGCTGGAACAACCCCAATGGGCGGCCGAATCTGCAGCATGGTTCTGGGAGCAGAACGGCTTGAATGAATTGGCCGACCGCGACCAGTTCAACAGCATCACTCGCCGTATCAACGGTGGACTGAACGGGTTGCAGGATCGTCTGGAAATCTGGGCGCGGGCGAGGGCGGTGCTATGTCAGCCTTCGGTCTGATCGGTTGGCGATTGATCGGTCTGCTGGTGCTGGCCGGTTGTTCGGCGGCACTGGCCTGGCAGTTTCAGGATTGGCGCTACGGCCGGCAACTGGCGGAGCAGGCCAGGCTGCACGCCGAGACCCTTAATCAACTGACTCAGACGGCCGCCACGCAGCAACAGGCCGAGCAGAACAAGCGTCTGGCCCTGGAGCAGCGGCTTTCGGCCAGTGAGCAAACCCATTACCGAGCGCTTAGCGATGTCCAACGTGATCAAGGTCGCCTGCGCGATCGTCTTGCCACTGCTGATGTGCGCCTGTCAGTCCTCCTCGATGCCCATGACGCTGCCTCAACCCGTGCAATGCCAGCCGCCTCCGGCAGCGGCAGCGTGGATCATGGTGCCCCGCGAGCCCGACTTGACCCGGCGCATGCTCAGCGAATTATCGCCATCACCGACGCAGGCGATAGCGGACTGATTGCCCTGCAGGCGTGTCAGGCCTATGTCAGAGCCCTCGCTCGCTAACATTTTGATCGATCCTGAACCTTGCAAGCGTGATCGGCTCGTGTACGGTAGGCCTCATTCCGCTCGATCAGGAGAGAGCCGTGAAAGATATCACTCAGCTGGCCGCTGAACTTGGCAGGCGCTTGCAGGTTCTCAATGCCCATGTCACCACCGCCGAGTCCTGTACCGGTGGCGGGATTGCCGAGGCGATCACCCGTATTCCGGGGAGTTCGGCATGGTTCGAGGCCGGTTATGTCACCTACTCCAACCGCCAGAAAACCCAGCAACTGGATGTCCCTGCCGAGTTGTTTCCAACCGTTGGGGCGGTCAGTCGCGAGGTGGTCGAGGCCATGGTCCGCGGCGCGCAGGAAAAAAGCCGGGCGCGTTTTGCCGTGGCGGTCAGCGGTGTGGCCGGGCCGGATGGTGGTTCGCCGAGCAAGCCCGTGGGCACGGTGTGGCTGGCCTGGGGCGTCGGTGAGCAGGTGTTCAGCGAGG